CGTCCCAAGCGCGACCACAAGCCGCGGCAGCGCGAGCCACGAGCTGGCTCTTGGGGTCGATGGGGGTCTTGAGCTGGTCGAAGTTGTCGATGTACTGATCGGCTTCCTTGTCGATGGGGACGATCCAACGGCGGGAATAATCCTGCTCCTCATACTGCTTGGGAGCGAAGCGGCCCTGCGGGGTCTTCATAGACAGGGCGCCAAGGAACTGCACCGGGCTCGCCATCTTGGCGCCCGCGTGGGAGCCTTCCATGACGCGACCGCGCAGAAGCGAGGACTGCTGTTGCAGCTTCAGACGCAGGAGCGTCGAAAACTGAAGTTGGAACAAGTCGGTCAAGCCAGCGTCGGTCGTCATGGACGAAACTCCGTTAAAATTCTATGGGAGGGCCGTGTCCATAAAGGGGGCCGGGACGCCCCGCCCGGGGCCGATGTCGCGCACGCGGCGACCGGAGGGGGACTGCTCCCGCCCTGCGCGAGCCGGTTGGGAGCCTCGCAACATTATTGCGCGCAATTTTATTTGTCAAGCGGAAATTTGAAATTTTCTTGCGCGCAATAAAACACCGCCTGACCGTGAGGCCAAGCGGTGCTGTTAAGTGCCTATGACGAAAGATTATTGCCGGGCGGCCTTGCGGAAGTTGTTGATGAGGTTCGTCAGGTTGTCGAACTCTTTCTTGGCCTGCTCGTCGCCATTACTGAAGCGGTTCGCCCATTCCGTGTCCGCCATCTTGGCGTCCAAGGTCTTCTGAGCGTCGGCCTCGGAGCCATAGCCGTCCGTGCCCATGGGCTGGTTTAGAACGAGCTTGTCCTCGCCGGTCTTCATACCAATCTGGCGGAACATCTCCATCACCTTGGAATAGCCGACCGACTTCTCCAGTGCGTCCACTGCCGTTTGGTCGATCCCGAGCGACTTCGCCGTGTTCTTGGCGATCAACAGATTGGTCGGGGCGTTGGCGCCCCACTTGAGGCCAAGGGCTTCCTTCTCGTTCAGGAGCGCAGCTTCCGCCGCCGCAACGTCGCCGCCCTTGTTCGCAGCCTGGAAGTCAAGCAGCGCCTTCAGGACAACCGGGGCGTCGGTCTTGGAGACGTGGGCCTTCTGAAGCGCGGGACGCAGCGCGTCGATAAGCTTCTGGTCGAGGTCACCGTCGGCCGGCTTCAGAGAGGAGAAGTCATATTCCTTCGCCTCTTTCGGGACACCGACGCGCTCGTTGAAGCGGGCCCAGGCGTCCACGTCCGCGGCGTCCTTCGGCATCTTGATGATGTCGTTGGCTGGCGCACCGATCAGCTTCTCAGCCTGCTGGTGCGACGTGATCGCCGTGCGAAGGGCGGTGTTGATGTCGAGCTTGTCATAGCCGCGATTTTTGATGTAGTCCATCATCGGGGCGTCGAATACGCCAGCCGCATCCTTGGGGACTACAACATCCATCCATGGGGTTGCGCCACCGTTTCCGCCGCCAGCGGGGGTTCCTTCAGCACTCATTTATTTTCTCCGTTTGCAACACCGACATTATCGCCGGTGTAAATGGCGAGAAGCTGCTCGACCGACAGTCCTAGATGGTTGACTATACGCAAGTAAACCTCCCTGCGCCCATCCAAGTTTGCTGCCACCCGGGCATCCGGGTGGAATGTACTTTCATGCGCGCGACAGAAGCGCGCCAAGTCCTGCATGACCAAGACGTTCGCCGGCTGCATCTGCTGGAACGTCAACTGATAGGCGCGCTTGCGCTTATCCATAAACCCAAAGAGTTCTCGAAGCCCCATCCTGATCTCCTGTTATTGCTGGCCCGGTGCGGGCAGCGGTTGCAAGGTCTGCTGTTGCGGCGGGAGCTGTCCGGTAGCGCCCTTCGCCTTCAGCATCGCGGCAGCGGCCGGCGCCGCCTGGATCGCTTCCTGGCGCTTCTGCGCTTCCGCGCGGGCCTGCCGCTTGGCGGCAACCTGTTCCGGCGAAGCGTTCCAGCTTTCCGGCATTCCGTTGATGTTGTTGACTTCCGGCATGATCGTATCGAAGTCGAAGGTGTCGAGCGGCGACGGGTCTTGGGTCGCGTTGACAATCGACAACGCCGTCTCCAGCGAGCGATTGAAGCCTGCCACATCCTGGGCGCGCATGTCGCGCGACAAGGGCGACGTGTAGTTCACGGTATATTCGCCCTTGGCTTCCGCCAACATCTGCGGCATCGGCGGCAGGAGATGCTGCGCCACCAACACGTCAAGTTCGCGGTCGATCAGTGGGCCGAGGTATTCGGACTGCTGGCGGCCAATAGTCGGGGCAATCAGGATGCCGCGCTGGGACATCATCTCCACGACCTGGGTGGCCGAGAAGACCTTGGGGTCGGAGTTGAGCAGCAGCTTGAACAGGTCCACTAGGAAGAAGCCATCGATGCAGGCGCCCTCCTCATCCATCATCTCCTTCGAGACTTGGATGTTGCCGGAGGGCAGAACGCCGACCATCATCTCGCCGTCGGCGTTCATGAACCCAGGATTAATAGCCCCGGGTCGCAAAGAAAGAGCCGCAGAGCCATCATCGCCCGTGAGGAGAACCGGCGACGCCGCGCGGTGGCCCTGAGTAAGGAAATCACGCTTCTCCGCGTTGATAGTCTTGATCGAAGGCAGCGCAAGCATAGCGGGTGAGCGACCATAGACTTCTCCGGGTGTCTGGATGTAGCGCGAGATTGCGCACGGGAATTTGCGGTAGCCGCCTTCGCCGATCATCTCCTGCGTGGTCAGGCAAATATAGTAGCTGGCGAACCGCTTGCCCTTGGCGTCGAGGCGACCCGGGTCATAGTCGTCACCGCGCGGGGTCACGCGCTGCAAGAAGTCGAACGGCATCTGCTGGTATTTCTTCGCCTGCTCGATGAGGCGGGGCGGGCATTTGTCGCCGAACTGGCTGATCGCCTGCTGGGCGCTGAGCCGGAACCAGCGATTGTAGCCGCAAATGAGGCCCTGGTGGTTCTCGCGCAGGAACATTTCGCCGAGCGGCAACGCCTTATAGCGGATGCCTGGGACCGGGCGGCCGGCCTCGTCGCACGCCTGATCGACATACATGCTCCCGGTGCCGAAGGCGCCGAGTTCTTCCCAGATGTTATAGTTCTGCCCGCTGAAGTTGGCGATAGGGGCGTAGCGATATTTGAACAGCGCCTTCGTCGCCTGTTCGAACCAGAGCCGCACTTGGCGATTCTTCATCAGGTAATCGGAGTTGGCACCCAGCATGTGCCACGTCATGTTGCGCGGCGTCAGCAGGCTGTCGAGGATCGCAGCAAAGCGAAAATTAGCAAGAGCAGCCCTTGTGTCAACCTGACGATCAGTCTTCTTCTGGCCGGGGAAATTGTAGTTGCCATAGAAGAACGTGTTCCGCGACGTGGGCCGCACAAGCTCCGCCACTTCTTCCCAATGCGAAGCGAACATCGCGCGCATAGTCTGAAGCTGAGAGAACTCAGCCATCGATTGGCCGAGGATACTGTCGAATTGCTCATTAGTCGCCATTATATCGTGCCAGTCATCAAAGATGTTACAGCACCGCCGGGTGCATTGGCGACCCCCGCGGATGATGCCTGCAAGTCCTGAAGTCGTTTCTTCTTAATCTTATCGGCAATATCAGCCGCTTCGTTCTTCGCAGCCGCGCTCAAGCCCAGGTCGCCAGCGGCGCCCATGATCTGGGACATGATTGGGTTGGTTCCGGCGGCTGACATCAAAAGCTCCAAATAGAGGAACAGGACGAATGTTCCCATTCGACATTAAGGCCAAGGCCCCTGCGCCGCCGCAAGATTATTCCACGGCGCAAGGAAATGTCAAGCCCTAACCCCAGAGGTCGCGCGGCGACAGTTCAGCCCCGTCGGCAATCTGAACACCAGGACCGCGGGAAGGCTTTTTTCCGCCCAACATCACCATCTTAGCCATCCGCTTCGACATCACGGCGATGCGGGTTGCCGACATCAGGTCATCTCGTTCCTTGACGATCAGCCCATCCTTGCGGTGATAATTGTTAAATTCATCGAACCACTCAGTCAGGTGGGACGCAACTTTCAGTCGGCCGCTCTTAAACCGCTGATCCATCTCCAACACTCCGGCTTCGGTCGAATATCCGCCGTCGTCGAATTGAGCGTGCGCGGGACACATAAGCAACCCCTGGCCCTTGTAGAGCGACGCCAGTGTCTCGCCCGACCCCTTCTCGCGCTGGGCGCCGTCATGTGGCCAAGCGACCGGGACGTTTATGGCGACCCGCTTCATGGCGTCGGCGTGCTGGAGTGGGGTCGCGTCCGCCATGCGGATCGTGTGGTGGATGTGGATTACGTCCTTGTCCTTGTCATAGAGGATCAACACCGCGGCAAAAGGATGGGCGATGCCGAAGTCGATGCCCCAGAGCTTGCACCAGTGGGTTGGGATCACGGGGGAGGCCATCGCCGGCTCCTGAATGTTCAGCGGCGACACGGCGAACACGCGGCCTTCGCCGCGCATCGGTACGCCCATGAGGCGCGCGTCCCACATATACTCCGGGGTGTTCTGCTTGATCTCCTCGATGCGGTCGGGTGTCATGTGCGGGCAGTCATAGGCCGTCCCGACGATCTCTTTCATTCCGGGGCCGCCCTTCTGAAAACGGAGATAGACTTCCTTGATGCCCTTGATCGGGGTCATGGTCGTATAGATGATACCCTTGGTGGCGATCAGGCGCGCGAGACATTCGCCATAGATTTTCATGGGCGGGTCTTCATCGCACCAGATAAGATCGACACTGCGGCCCTGGAAGGCGTCCGGCTCCATCGTATAGGCAAGGAAGGTGAGTTCGGAGATGCCGCCGCTCTTGTGCCGCACGTGCACCGTGTCGATCAAGTCGGTCGTCCCGCGCGATGTCGAGGGGTCGCCAATGAAAGCGTCCTTCGGGATGTAGCCGGTGCCACGCTCCGACAAGACGCCGGGCTTTCCGACAAGCTTCTCCTGCGGCCCATCGCGCACCGCCTTGCCGTCCACGCCGATGGCCCACGCCTTCACTGGCTTCGTGAAACGCTTGCCGAGCCACCAGTCTGGGTAGTCGCCCGTCAAATGACACGCCGTCTCAAAGGCGCCAGCTTCGGTCTTGCCCTGCTGGTTTCCCATGCGGAACAGCCGTTCCGTAAAGCCGAGGCCCGCGTCAAAAAATTCCTGCTGCTTGGGATAGGCAACGAAGTCGGCGATCTTGTTGAAGCGACGCTTCGTCTCCAGGGCGCGAAGCTCACGCTCCAGTTTCAGGAGGCGGTTCTTCCAGACGCGCTCTGTCTCGCCCGGGCGCTGTTCGAGATTGTCCATCGTCATAAGATGTCGCTTAGGTCGTTTGGGTCATGTTCTGACATGTCCTGTTGATGCGGCGAAACATCTTCATACTCCGCATCAATCGGAGGCGGCAACTGCTTTGCCGGCAGATTGTTAGAAAGCAAAGATCGAACTTCGGCCAAGATGTCGGCCGCGCTGCGGTTGTCCGTCACGGTGACGACCTGTTCTGTCTTGACGTGGTAGCCGGTGCGGTCGAGGATCGAATTGATCGCCTGAACTTTTCCGAGCTTCGCCTGCTCGACGAGGCGCTTCACCGCGATGACCGACCCCTGCATGTTGAGGCGCCGCTTATTTTCTTCCGTGATCGCGGCTTGAACGTCGCCGCGGCTCGCGAGCCGACTGGCGCACGCATAGGCCGTGTTTTCGTTTTTGCTTTCGTAGCCGGCGAACTTGTAGGCCTGCGCAATGTTG